GGGGTGTAGAGAAAACTGTCAACCTAGAATCCTTCTTCCTATGACTTACTGCCACGATCCCGAATCCAAGAAAGATAAATGGAATAGAGGGTTAGATCTTTTTATAGAGAGTGTACACAAGCCTGACAACGAATTGCGTCAAGCCGCACACGAACAAAAATGTTATCACGAGCTGATGGATGTGCGTGATAATGTGTTAGAATACCTGAAAACATTGCGATGGAATTGATGAATCCTGAATTGAGTTTTTTAAAAGATATTGTAAAGGAGATCGGTGGTGAGTATACACAACTTGCCTCTGATATAGACGAGACAGAATCTTATGTTGATACGGGCTCATACATTTTTAATGCACTGGTCTCAGGTAGTGTATTTGGTGGTGTATCTGGTAATAAAATTACTGCTATTGCTGGAGAGTCTTCTACTGGAAAGACTTTTTTCTCTCTCGCCGTGGTTAAGAACTTTCTTAATGTTAATCCCGATGGTTACTGTCTCTACTTTGACACTGAGGCTGCTATCACTAAAACACTGATTGAGTCACGAGGCATTGACACTTCACGTCTGATTGTTGTAAACGTTGTTACCATTGAAGAGTTTCGCACCAAGGCACTCAAAGCCGTGGATATATATCTTAAGAAACCACTAGAGGAACGCAAACCTTGTATGTTTGTGTTAGACTCTCTGGGTATGCTTTCAACCGACAAAGAGATTACGGATGCATTGAACGATAAACAAGTTCGTGATATGACCAAATCACAACTGGTCAAAGGTGCATTCCGTATGCTTACACTTAAGTTGGGACAAGCTAACATTCCAATGATTGTAACTAACCACACCTACGATGTTATCGGAGCTTACGTACCAACTAAGGAAATGGGTGGAGGCAGCGGACTCAAGTACGCAGCGTCTACGATCATATATCTCAGCAAAAAGAAAGAAAAGGATGGAACAGAAGTGGTCGGCAATCTTATCAAAGCTAAGACTGCTAAGTCGCGTCTGAGTAAGGAGAACAAGGACGTAGAGGTTCGTTTGTTCTATGATGAACGGGGCCTGGATCGTTACTATGGTCTTCTGGAACTTGGTGAACGGTATGGTATGTGGAAGAATGTGGCTGGACGGTACGAATTTGATGGAAAGAAAATTTATGCCAAACAAATTCTTGCAGAACCAGAGAAGTATTTCACACCTGAAGTGATGGAGTTGCTTGATGAAGCTGCGAAGAACGAATTCTCATACGGTTAAAGTTTACGATGATATCTTGACTCCTAGTGTGTGTGATTCTTTAATCGCACTCTTCACGGAAAGATCTGAAGGTCACGATAAAATCGTCAATAGTGGTAAACCTAACTTTACTCAATGGAATGTCAACACTCACGCAGCTGAGATGGTGCCATATCTGATTGAGAGAGTTAAAGTTTGTGTTGAGATGTATCAGACAAACTTACTTGGTCTTGCCAAATATATGCCTCCAATAAAAACAATGGAACAGTTCAGACTCAAAAAGTATGAACCTGGAGGCGAAGATCGTTTCGATGAACACGTTGACGTTGCGAACTATGATAGTGCGCGACGTTATTTGGCTTTCTTGTTTTATTTGAACAACGTCGATATAGGAGGAGAGACAACTTTCTCTTTTCACGATATAATTATCAAACCAAAAATTGGTTCGGTAGTAGTGTTCCCTCCGACTTGGGAATACCCACACTCAGGTAAACCACCTGTTAGTGGTAATAAGTATATTATGAGCACGTATCTCCATTATGGATAGAGTTGAAAATACAATCCTTCGTAATCTGATTCACGATGAGGACTATCTACGTAAGGTGGTGCCCTTCATTCAACCAGATTATTTTGAAGACCACAAAGACCGTGTGCTTTATGAAGAAATTGCACAGTTTGTTGTTAAATATGACAAGCCATCATCGCAAGAAATTCTTAAAATTGAAATAGAGAGTCGATCTGATATAACCGATACCGAACTCAAAGAGATAACCGAACTAATAACATCTCTATCAGATCAACCAACCAATAAAGATTGGCTTCTTGATACAACTGAGAAGTGGTGTCGAGACCGTGCAATTTATCTTGCACTAATGAAGTCTATCAAGATTGCAGATGGTCAGGATGATAAGAAAGGAAGGGACTCCATCCCCAGTATTCTGAGCGACGCACTCGCTGTATCATTCGATAATCACATCGGTCACGACTACCTTGAGGATTATGAACAACGTTACGAGGTATATCATCGGAAAGAAGAAAAAATCCCTTTCGACCTTGAGCACTTTAACAAAATCACAAAAGGTGGTCTTCCTAATAAGACTCTCAATATCGCTTTGGCTGGTACGGGTGTCGGTAAATCTTTATTCATGTGCCACGTGGCTAGTTCCGTCTTACTGCAAGGGAAAAACGTTCTCTATATTACTCTTGAAATGGCAGAAGAAAGAATTGCAGAGAGAATTGATGCAAACCTTCTCAACGTCAATATTCAAGAAATCTCAGAATTGCCCAAAGTAATGTTTGAAAACAAGATAAACAGCATTGCTAAGAAAACACAGGGACAATTGATCATCAAAGAATACCCTACCGCATCTGCACATAGTGGACATTTCAAGGCTCTTCTCAATGAGCTTGCACTTAAGAAGTCATTTAGACCTGATATTATCTTTATTGATTATCTCAATATTTGTGCTTCCAGTCGGTATTCAAAATTGGGCAACGTCAATTCTTATACGCACATTAAGGCCATCGCAGAAGAACTTAGGGGTCTCGCAGTCGAATTCAACGTCCCAATTGTGTCTGCCACTCAAACTACTAGGTCAGGTTATGGCAGTTCTGATGTTGAACTTACTGATACTTCTGAATCCTTTGGCCTTCCTGCTACTGCCGATCTTATGTTTGCTCTTATTAGTACAGAGGAGTTGGAAGAACTGGGACAAATTATGGTGAAACAATTGAAGAATAGATACAATGACCCTACGATTAACAAGAGATTTATCATTGGTATCGATCGCGCCAAGATGAGATTGTACGATTGTGAACAGACCGCACAACACGACATCCTTGACAAGGGACAAGATACAGATTATGATGAGCCCGAAAGTAAATTCAAGAACAGGTTTGCGGAGTTAAAGTTTTGATTATGAAACGACACGTTGATTTTAATAAGTACCAAGAGTTTGTCGATGCCGTTACTTCAAAAGAAAGTCGCAATTATGATGTGTTTAGCCAACGTCTGGCAACTCTCAACGATCAAGGATTTTCTACCCAGCGATTGCTTACTGCTGCTGTAGGTATGACTGCAGAGGCTGGTGAGTTTACTGAAGTGGTTAAGAAAATTGTCTTCCAAGGGAAACCCGTGAATGAAGATAATCTTTTTCATCTGAAACGTGAACTGGGTGATGTGATGTGGTACGTGATGCAGGCCTGTGTTGGACTTGGTGTGTCACTTGAAGAAGTGGTTGAAATGAATGTTGAAAAACTGATGTCCCGTTATCCTGAGGGTGCATTTGATGTGTATTTCTCAGAGAATCGTAAAGATGGGGATGTCTGATGTACGGGATTACATACCTTGCCCCATTCATTGCACAACTTTGTTTTGCAAACTTCATTGAGAAACAAGGTGAGTTATGTAATTTTAGACAAACACCTGATGTTGTGGTAAAATATGACAAACCTAAACCAGAAGATGGTTGTGTTCAAGACGGCATCTTCTACCCCCGTTGCAAAGATTTAGAAAACCCCGAAATATGGCACTATCACAATCTGTTCAAGAATCCCTAAAAGAAGCTGAGGCCTCATTACGTAATGCACTTGCATATGCGGCTAGACAAGAACGTCCAGTTGTCTGTTCTGTTCTTGCAGATCTAGTTTCACGTATTGAGAGTTTACAACAAACAGATTCCATTCTTGATAAACTTGAAAATCGCAAACCTGGTGACAAAGGTTTCTTTGGAAACATCTTCGATAAAGACTAATTATGAAAAAAGTAAATCTTAAACTTGAGGTTCCCATTGCCCTTGAAGTTCTTGCTGCTCTTGATCACGCAACTGCGGGCTACAGTGAAGAGTTTGCACCATCTAGAGTTGTTGATCTCAGACAAGTGATGGATCAAATCGATACTCAACTTGAAATGATTACTGCGGAGACTTTTGCATCAAAGAATAAATAAGAGAAATAGTTCCTCTAATTTTTTGATGGCTGTAAATAATACGACTGAAATTGAATCACGTCTTAGGAGAGCCGGATACACGCGATTCAAAGACAAGACTAGATCTCGGGTATGTATCCTTGCAGATGGAGATCGTGTTGCAATATTAAGAGCAGTTGAATCTTTATTCTTTAGTGAAGGTGCAACGTTTAATCCAGATTACAGAACTCCAATACTAAGGAGAGGTAATCGGGAGAGTGGCGGTAATACTGTTTCTAGTATTGGAGTGGTTGAGATTGGAAATTTTCTTGTTTATACTGCACCAGCCAGTAGACAAGGTGGTGGATCAGCTGGTGTAGGTAATGAAAGAAATCTTATTGATTCTATAAACTCTCATCTAACCCGTGGAACAGGCACAAATGAATCAATTAGTGTTGTGATAACCAGTGGATCGAAATCTGTGGTCATTAATAATGTCATTCGTGCAGACTCTGTAGGATCACAAACCGCTGGTAGAGCTAAATCTGATGTAAATCTAATTAAATCTGACGGAACTTTCTTTCCAATTTCACTGAAACAAAATAACGCACAGATGTGGGAATCAGCAGATACTTTATTTGGTGAGAGAGCTAAAGATGTATTAACGGAGTTATCAGGCACTGGTAGAATTATATTATCAAGAAACACGGCCGGTGATGTAATTTTCGATGCTGGTGTGAGTGGTGTTGCATTTCCAACAACAGATGAAGAAGCCACTAACGTTATCTTTGGATCAGATATTCTTACAAATGGTGGTGTTGTACTTAAACAAACCTTTATGGGAGCTCAAAGTCCAAACTTTAGTTGGGATTCAGATAGTCAAACTCTTTCAATAACTGCAACAAAACTCTATAGAAGACTCAGTGACGTGAGGGGAACAGAAGAAGAACCCTTTATCCTGATTCGCAGAGACAGCACTCGTCAGGCAGGCCTTGGGCAAGACAGAAATTTTAAGGGTCTTAGAGTCCTGGTGGTGTACAGGTCCAGAATTACAGGTGGTGTACGACGCTTTACAAGTCAGGAAGTATAGGGTATCATAAAGATATGGCCAAGAACACACACCTTGAACACCTTGAAGACGACATCCTTAACCAGGGTAGTCAAGGTGGTTTCAATGCGATTAATTTTCTTCG